AATCCTTTTCGCTCGCACCTTGATTGGGCAACCCTTCTGCATGGATGGTGGCGGCACGGGTTTGGGTGCTGCTAAAGAGCCCATCTAGTAGGATCGTGGTGTCTGTTCGTACACCCGTGCTGCTTGTGGATGGGAAGGCGTACTGCCCATAGCAGTATTCACCACCAGTCCAATCGTTGAATTTCTCGAGTTCACCCCAACCGAAGTGACGGAAAATCTCCGACTCAGTTTCCACCACAACATGGACGTAGGCAGGACTAGCATCTTGCTCGAAGAAGTGATAGGACAGGAAGGGGCCATTGCCCAAGGTGTGCGCTGCGCGTTCGCCTCCCAAGCTGCCGTCCGAGTAGGAGGTGTTGGTATTGAAGCCACTTCCACTGTCATCAGGGTGGGCGCCAGGATCGTTGCCGGGAGTGTGCCCCAAAGCCTGGTAGATTGCTAGGTGATTGGGGGAATCCGCCTGCCATCGCATGCTGATGTACATGCTATTCTTGTTCCAGGCTGCAAAGCCTTCGCTGGAAACGGTTGCTCCATCATCGAAGTCATCCTGAGTCCACCCGTTGGCAACCATGAAGGTGTCCAACTTGGAGAGCAGGTCTCCCATATCCGTTGCGCTGCCAGTTTGATATGCCATGTTCTAGTCTTCCGAAAGAGCGAAGTACGACCAGACTTGTGTCCGGTTGCCATTCGCAAAGATTGTGTGCCTGTTTGTTCCAAATTCAAATCGATCTTCAGAAACGACAACGTTATTGCCAGTGTGGAACCAAAAGACTCCATCGATTTCGCCATACATGTTGTGTAGGCTGGGGAATTGCGAGGATTCCTTCCGCATGACAATAGGTGCCACCAACCAATAGTAGTCGTCCCCTGATCCCGGAGTGGGCTTGAGTTGCAGGCTGGGAGTTCCAGGAACACTGGTGGTGGGAATCATTGAAGTTCCTGAAGCGAAAGCTGCAGATCCAATGTTTACCGTTTGCCCAGAACCACTCACACCAACAGGGTTGGCGATCGGGTAGACACAGAACTCAGTTTCCACATCTCGGCTGCTGCTGTTGCTGGAAATCTCTGAAGCGAAAGAAGTCCAAGAACCAGCAGGAGTCAGCAGATATCCTGGCCCTGCAGGATCTACGGTGGTGTCAGAAATGACCTCAACAATTCCACCAGTGAGGTCTGAAGTGTTGGTCCAAACTCGATTCTGCTCACTGGTGTTGCCACAAACCCACAGAGGATAGGGATACTCCGTGTCAGTTGCAGTTTGGTTCAGGAAACCCGCGTACATAGATGCATACATCACGTTGCTTGACCCCTGTACCTTGGCCACCAGAATGATTCGGCGACCATTGTGGTTGATCCACCAAGACATGTCAGGGTTGGCATCGTTGTTCTTCAAAACAACACCGGCAATATCCTTCAGGGATGCAGGTAGTGCGCCCGTCGATGTGTTGATTTGGCTAGTGTTGATTCCCACCTGCTGGTGGAGAGGTAGGAGGGAGTTGTAGTTGGTCAGGCCCATAACCGACCAATTGTATGCATTGTCGAACCCATTTACCTGAGTGTAGGTCTTGATGGCAATGTGAATCTCGTCAGTTCCACCCAAACCCTCACCTTGCAGCATGGCGATTTGGCCGTCCTGCCTAGTCTGGGGAGGATCGCCCCAGGTCACAGTAAGGGTTGCACCACTGCCAGTTCCACCAGTCACAGACACTGGATTGGCAGGCACTTCCTCGTAGTTTCCCCGTGTCGCAGAAACAACAGAGACTCCGGTGATCACACCAGAACTCACGCTGTCAACGTTGAAGACAGCAACTGAACCATCATGTCCAACCACACCACCAACCAGGGTGATTTGGTCACTGACTGTGTAGCCTGTCCCACCACCGGCAATAGTCGCACTCACAGCTTCCTGACTCCGCCGATTCACGGCCCAACTCGCAGCACTGAATGTCAAATCGAACGTCGCTCCAGTACCCGCGCCCGTTGTCGAGCTCTGAGCGTTTCCGGTTGTGGTCGTTGGGTCCACCGTGTAGGCTCCGCCCCGATAGATCCGGATCCCCGTGATCACTCCGCTGCTGACTGTTGTCGCTTCCAGCTGTGCGACGATCGTGGACGTGCTGCCCGTGGCAGTGATCCCGATGATGTCGCCCACGACGTGTCCGGTTCCCCCGGCATTGACTGCTACGGCTGTGAGATTTCTTGATGTGACCACCTCGATGAGTTTGTCCAGCATATCCACCTGATCGGTGATGCCGGTTCCGCTGTTGTAGACCATGATTATGCTAGACTGTTCTTGACTGAGCTGCGATTCTTGGCAATGATGTTGAGAATCATTTGCTCCCCTTCGGGACTGTTCATTGCAGCAGTGATTTCGGACGGATCAGTGACGTTGACAACACTAACGTTGACCGGGGGAGCTTGAACCGTTGTAGTCCCACCTCCACCACCTGCCCCTGCTGCAGCAGTTTCAGCTGCAGTCATGATGTTGCCGGCACCAGGAGGTACGAACACTTCGGGACCTTCCTCACCAACGACAAAGGCTTGGTTGGGATTTACAGGACCACCTTCAGCACGTCCACCACCAAAGAGACTCCCCAGGAATCCGGCTCCACCGCCACCGCCGAAAGCACTCAACAGGCCAGTGATGGCTTGTCTTGCCAGGATCCTTGCAACGTCCGCCAGGAGTCCGTCAACGAACGCGGAGAAGTTGACCTTACCCGTGGTCGCGAATTCAACGATCGCATCCTCAGCGGCTCCAAATCCGTTGACAAGAGCACTCTCAGCTGCACCAGCAACGTCCGTGATTCCTCGAAGTCCAGCTTCCAGGCCATCCCGCAATCCATCGGAAAGCGTGCGACCCAAGCCTTCAGCTGCCATGGTTGCGGCACCAACCTCCTCGACGAAAGGTTGCATGGTGACAGTGCCCTTTTCAACCTCTTCGTTGACGGTCTTTTGCGCAGCCGCAACTCGTTCAGCAGCTTCTGCCTGCTGGGTTTGGGCATTGGCTGTGTCGATCGCCCGCAGGATGAAGTCAGTGGTCCCAGTGAAGTTCAACCCTTCGTTGAATCCCTTGGTCATGCTTGCAGCAAGGTCACCACCAGCACCCTCGAATGGGTTGTTCAACTGCCCAACCAGATCTTCAGCTCGCAAAGATTCCAGCTGTCCCTTGAAGGTGTTGCTGAAGGTTTCCCCGATGCCGCCAAGCTGAGCTTGCAGCAGTTCGGCCGCTTGCCCCGCAGTTTCGGCCGCAGCACCCGGCAATCCCTGGGCCAATTGTGTGGCAGCAACATTCAACTCACGGAAGAAGTTGGTCAGGGAGATTCCAACACTGGTGGCAGTGGAGCCTATGGAACCGAAGAAGGCGCGGGTCCGGTCGACTGCAGATTCGATGAGGCCAAGCACACCGTTGATGATCGTGAAGAATGCTGACCCAATGGCAGGTCCAATCCCAGCGAAGAGAGACGTCAAGGAATTCCCCAATGCAAGGAAGATTCCGATGGTGGTGTCTGCGAAACTTGAGATCAGCAGAAGTCCGTTTTGCAGGTTCAGTTCGAATCCTGTGAAGGCACCACCCAGGCTAGTGTTGATGGTTTCCCCAATACCCTGCAACAGGGGAACAAAGGAATCAAACACACTCTTCAATTCTTCGAAGCCGGCAGTTGCCACGGAAGCGAACGTGGTGGTGCTGTCAGAGGTCAACGTGAGTTGGTCACGGAAGGTTATCAGTGCGCCACTGACCAGAGTCACACCTGTGAGGAGGGCTCCGAATGGATTGGTGGCTATGGCGATCGCCAATCCTCGAAGACCAGCAATAGCTGCCGGGATGGCCTGCCTGGCCAGTCGCACACCGAGGACGAACACCAGACCTTGCACACCATTGATAAATTGATCAATGTTGTCAGCAGCAGATCGCAACCCATTGGTGATGGTTTCAAGCAAGGTCCGCAATGCACCAGTGGCACCACTTTGACCAAGACGCAAGATGAGACCTTCAAACGCCGACTTCAATCCAAGGACAGCACCATTTAGGTTGTCGTCCATCGTGGTTGCAATTCGCTCAGCAGTTCCTTCAGCGCTTCCGAGTTCGGTGGTGAACTTCTGGATGTCAGGGATACTTGTCCGCAACACCTCAAAGGCAGGACCGCCGCGTTGGCCAAAGAGTTCCAACGCCTGGCCAGTGTCAACACCAGCGTTTGCCAGCACACTAAGGGCCTGGGTCAGTCCAACTTGACTGATTCGCACTTCATCCGTGGTAACGCCCAACTCACGGAGAATCTTTTCTGTTGCAGCACTAGGTGATTCCAATTCACCCAAGATGCGGCGCAAACCCGTACCAGCAGTGCTGGCTTGGAGACCTGCATTGGACAATGCGCTGATAGCAGCAGTTGCCTCTTCGATGGAGACCCCAACACCAGCTGCAATGGGAGCAACCACCTTCATGGCTTCCCCAAGTTGCCCAACCGTGGTGTTACTGCTGTTCGCTGCCAATGCCAGCACATCCACCACCCTAGCAGCTTCATTGACATTCAGCCGGAAGCCAGTCAACACGTTGGAAGCAATATCCGCAGCCCGACCCAGATCCAGTGCCCCAGCTTGGGCCAGACGCAGGGTGTCGTCGATGGAGCCCAATACCTGTTCAGCCTCAAACCCCGCTCGGGCGAGAAAGGTCATGCCTTCGGCAGCTTGGGTGGCGCTGAATCGAGTGTTCGTGCCGAGTGAGATGGCCTGCTCTTGCAGCTGCTGCATCTGATCGGCTGTCGCCTGCGAAACAGCACCAACCGTGGACATCTCCTGAGAGAAGCCTGCCAAAGTGTTCGTAACACTGCGCAGGGCAGCCCCTGAGACAACCACTGCGAAAGCCCGACCGAGGGTCCGCTGCAGGGTGTTGGCACTCCTGGTGGTCCTGTCGAGCTCCCCACGGACACGTCTAGATCCCGCCGTGGCACGAGCAGGGTCTACAACGATGTTTATGCGAAAATCAGGCACTCTATTTTGCTCGTTTGGCGGGGGAGGGTTTGTCGATCAGTTCTTTGCGCTTTCGTTCACTCTCCTGGTAGCGTGAATATGTCCTATCCAGCTTCCAAATGACGATTGTCAGCACTTCGCTTATAGCTGGATCCAAGCCACACCGCTCCCCATATTCCACGATCTTGCTGTGAGGAATGGGTGAACCCATCACCTTCTCAGTGGCCAATGCCCAGAAGGCACGGAGGAAGAAGTCTTCCCCCACAACCAGTTGGGGTTTGTCCAAGTACCAGTCTGGCAGCGGCTGCCTCTTACGCTTGGCCTTCCGGACCACATACCCGTCACGGTCATAACGTAATTCCCAGAGCAGCCGCTCTGTCAGTTTCCCGACAATGCCTTGAGCTCTTCGTCACTCATGACGGCACGGTTCCGGAAGTTGTTGATGTTTAGGCAGAACAAACGCAGCTGATTGAACATGTCAACCGGAATTGCTAGTAGAAATTCACGGCAGTTGTCCTGAGTGAATTTCACTTTCTTGCCCTTGCTGTCCAGGACATTCTCCCAGTCAATGACAATGAACTCCACAAACAGATCGATGTCCTTCAGGCGAACAGCATTCATCTGCTCATCAGTAACATCAGAACCCTTGGCAATTTCACGCTCAGCAGACTTGTCTCGACTGAGAATGGCGTTGAAGAAGGGCACATTGACGTCCGTTGCAGGTCGAACAGTCAGGGAAGGATTGCCTTCAATCAAGGCAAAGGGGAATTTGGCGGTTGCACCGTTTTCTACTTGCAACC